ATCCATTAGCGCCTTGAAGACCCTGTGTACCTTGAAGACCTTGAATACCCTGAGTGCCATTTGCACCTTGAAGACCCTGTGTACCTTGAAGACCTTGAATACCCTGAGTGCCATTTGCACCTTGAATGCCTTGTAGACCCTGAGTTCCCTGTAGACCTTGAGTACCTTGAATACCCTGAGTGCCATTTGCACCTTGAAGTCCCTGAGTTCCCTGAATGCCTTGTAGACCCTGTGTACCTTGAGTACCTTGAATACCCTGAGTGCCATTTGCACCTTGAATGCCTTGTAGACCCTGAGTTCCCTGTAGACCTTGGAATCCATTAGCGCCTTGAAGACCCTGTGTACCTTGAAGTCCCTGGAATCCATTAGCGCCTTGAGTGCCCTGTGTACCTTGAAGACCTTGGAATCCATTAGCGCCTTGAAGACCCTGTGTACCTTGAAGTCCCTGGAATCCATTAGCGCCTTGAAGACCTTGTGTACCTTGAAGTCCCTGGAATCCATTAGCGCCTTGAAGACCTTGTGTACCTTGAGTACCTTGAATACCCTGAGTGCCATTTGCACCTTGAAGTCCCTGAGTTCCCTGAATGCCTTGTAGACCTTGAGTACCTTGAATACCCTGAGTGCCATTTGCACCTTGAAGTCCCTGAGTTCCTTGAATGCCTTGTAGACCCTGAGTTCCCTGAATGCCTTGTAGACCTTGAGTACCTTGAATACCCTGAGTGCCATTTGCACCTTGAAGTCCCTGAGTTCCCTGAATGCCTTGTAGACCCTGAGTTCCCTGAATGCCTTGAAATCCATCAGTGCCTTGGATACCTTGAGTGCCTTGGATACCTTGAAATCCATTAGCGCCTTGAAGACCCTGTGTACCTTGAAGACCTTGAATACCCTGAGTGCCATTTGCACCTTGAATGCCTTGTAGACCCTGAGTACCCTGAAGACCTTGAAATCCATCAGTACCTTGAATACCTTGAATACCTAAGTTGCCTTGAATGCCTTGTAGACCCTGAGTACCTTGAATGCCTTGTAGACCTAAGTCGCCTTGAATACCTTGAATGCCTTGGAAACCTAAATTGCCTTGAACGCCTTGTAGACCCTGAGTACCTTGAAGTCCTTGGAATCCATCAGTACCCTGAAGACCTTGAAATCCATCAGTGCCTTGTATGCCTTGAAGTCCTTGAGTTCCTTGAACGCCTTGTAGACCCTGAGTACCATTAGCGCCTTGAATACCCTGAATGCCTTGAAATCCATCAGTGCCTTGAAGACCTTGAAGACCTTGAAATCCATCAGTGCCTTGAATACCTTGAAAGCCTAAATTGCCTTGGAGACCTTGAAGACCTTGAGGACCAATTTCTCCTTGAAGTCCCTGTGTACCCTGAAAACCTAAATCACCTTGTATACCTTGTCTACCTTGTGTGCCTTGAGGACCCTGAATACCTTGAATACCCTGAATACCTTGAGCGCCGCCACTATTTCTCCAAATAATACCATCACTATGCCAACGAATACCATCATCAGTTTGAACCTGCTTACCTACATATGCAGCAGGATCCAAATCTGCTAAAGACGCTAAAGGTATGATGTATAAGCCGTCGTCGGCTGGATAACTGCGGCCTGATAAGAACTTTTCAATCACGGAACAACACCCACATGTTCTGCTGATGCTTGTTCATTTGCTGATGCCCACACTTGAAAACTGGCCGTATTGCCTGCTCTAATGTAAACGATATCTCCATTTGTACTTGTAGCAACTCTTTTAACAAGAGAACGCCCTTGAAGAGGTATAGCTACAGATTCTCCTGCAGGTACGGTTATTCTTCCAAATGCATCATTGTTAGCAGTTCCTCCTTCAGGTCTGAATCTAACTTCGATCCAATCTGTTCCTGCTGTAACATTTTTAGCAACCAAAGGTGTTAGAAAGAATACTTCTCCAGCAGCAATACCTCTTGATGTATCCCCAGGATCACGACTAGTATATGTTGAACCTGAAGGATCAGGCACAGAAAAATCTGGCGCTTCTGCAATGTTTATCCAACCTGTGCCTACATTGTTGTTTTGTATACTTATAGGCTTACCTGTTGATGGTTGTCTACATGTTATTCTTGTCATCCAAATCCTCCGAATGTAATAGCCGCTCGAATGGCTTCACGTTTGGTTGGCGCAATGAAACCTCTTCCGCCCATACCAAATCGCGCATCAATTGTAACATCACCAGCGAACAAAGCGTTACCTTCACTATCTTGTCCTGTTGCAATAACTACAGCGCCATTCGATTCTAAAATACTAGCTCGAATTGGCAATCTAGACTCAGCAGGAGGAATCTTGATTGTCCAAACGCCAATCATTGTAGCAGACCAAGTATGACCAATAGCTTCAATTCTACTTGGTTCTATTCTCGTATTAGGACTCTGTAAAGTTGTTTGAACACTAATTGTTGCCGCATTTATAGCTTGTCTAGCATTAGTATTTAGCGAGAGTTTGTTAAGTTCATCTCTCATAAAATTATAACTATGAACAAAGGCCGCGGTTTTATCTATAGTGAATACTAAATTACCAGTAACATCAAACAAAACAGATTGGAATCTATTGATCATATCAGTAGAACCACCACGCAACATATATTCTATCGAACGAATCCAAACATCGGAATCAGTAATACATTCATAAGATTCTACAGAATTTGTCCAGCCAGTATTATATCCTTGAGAGGTTAGATTTGCCCAAACACCATTAACGATTGCTGTTCTGTTTGTGGAAATGATATTTGCCGCGGTAGAGTTTGCTGTGACAGTTATAACTGTATCATTAGGAATACCAATTCTTCTTGATCCATCAGCAACTAGTGAATAATCACCAAACTGTGTAGAACATGAACTGAGAATGATTTGACCACCACTCATAGCTAAGAAGTGCTTGTGTGCCCACATAGAGATAGCGTTAACAGCGTTGATTAGACCACCATTCTTTGCACAGTAACCAATGCCATTATAAGACACAGGAGTAGCACCCCATGTCATAATATTAGGAAAAATTGAATACTTAGAACAAACAAGACCATCTGCAAGACAAACACCGGCACCTCGTGCATATTGAGGATTGGAATTTGCCGCATCTAAAGAAGCACCTGTAAAGCCGTCTGGTTGTGGGACACGAACAGCGCACTTGTGAGCATATGGTACGCGAGTGATAACTGCGCCTGGTCTGAAACTGAATGCGAATCCTTCTGTTGGATTTGTCAGGCTATCAAGCCTAAAGTTTTCAATAATGAAACCTTCGATGAAACATCCTGAACCCATACGAAATACATTGCGCTCTTCAAAGCCAGGATTAGGGCGAATGAATACTGCTCTATGAACACCCTGAAGAATACAATTATCAGGAAGGTCTATATGTCCATTAGTAAGGTATATGCCTGGCCCTACTTTAATGATTGTTAGTTCGTTTCTAGCAGTAGCAATCGCAACAGCTTTTTCTATTGTTGCGAAAGGCGCATATTCACTTGTACCATCATTTGTTGTGTCACTACCTGATGTAGCAACATATATTGTTTTTGCGATTGATGGAAGAGCACCAGGTAAACCAACATCACCAACATTTACCCAAATACCCGCACGGCGAATCTGTAGGAAGTCTGTTTCTTCATTGTATATAACAAGACCATCTGGTGGACTTGAAATACTTTCTCTTTGGGTAGTTGTTAGACGAGGGAAGAGAATACCCTGGTTCTTTGACCATGCTTCGATAATAGCAGCAGGATTTCTTATTGCTGTATTACCAACTGTAAGATCACCAGACTTGTATACTATAAACTTTGTATTGGAATTTACATCAAACTTTAAAAGAGTTGAATTTGCAGATGAGTTAACATCATTAACACTCATCCTTATGGCATTGTTTACCGATACCGATGATGTAATCCATGTTGCGCCTAAATTAGATAATGCTACTGCCATTAGTCTTGTACCACCAAATATGTTGTTTGATAATCTTGGTTAGGCAGACCAGTGAAGTGATAGTCTTCTGCCACGATTTGTCCGTTTCCATCATATATGACAATCGGTAACACCACTTCCCAATATGTGGGTTCATAGTATAGATCATAATCATAAGATAGTGTAAATTCCGATAGTACTAATTCAGTTCCTGATTCATCACCAATAATCGTATCGCCAGGTTCAAATACACCTTTAATATCATAAAGAACTACTAGCCCTGTATCAGGATAATAGTTCTTCAGTCTTGCCATAGAGTTGCCTGATCTTACGATCTCATTAAAGTTCCAACTCATCTGCCACCACCCGCAGCTCCACCATATACAAGAACATTATATGAGTGCCCTAACGGATTAGTAGAACCTGCTGGATGTTCGATATAACAAAATTGTTTATCACTACCTGCTGTATCGCCCATAGCGCATATAACTTTCTTGCCGCCTATTTCTACACACATAGATCCATATACAGCAGATAAAGCACCTCCATCACAATGATTGTCTCTATCGCCTTCTACGGCCCACAACAATCCATCAACAAGGACTGCATTCTGTCCTGTTACTTTTGTTTCGGCACCGCAAAATCTTACGTCTGTATCTCTGTGTGCACCTGGCACTATGCTACCTTTCTTGGTCTTCCTCTACCGCGCTTGACTTCTGGTTGAACTCCTTCGTTAAGAACAATTGGTTCATACTTTATGTCTTCTGGTGCAAATACAGCAACGCCAGTTGAGCCAAGACCACCGATTCGATCAGTCTTTTGCGTTGGCGCTTCCATAATTTCCCAAAGCACATATTCTTCCTTCTTTACAAGCTCGGCCTGTGCAATTCTATCACCATTATTTATTGTCTGATCCACTTCGGAACGATTGGTAAGTAGAACAAAAGTTTCTTGAATATAGTCCGAATCGATTACAGCCTCAAGATTAGCAAGAATAAGACCCTGCTTGTAAGATAGCCCAGAGCGCGGATGAATACGAACTGAGTATCCTTCTGGAATATCAAAGATCAATCCGGTAGGAACAAGGATACGATCACCTGGCATAATACGAATTGCACCAACATTGCTCAATGGCCTTGTGAATGGCGCATTGAATGAGTTGTATCCACTATATGTTGCTTTACCTTCAGCCTGAAACGATAAGTCAAAACAAGCCGCTTGCTTGGTACCAAATTTCGGCAATACGATATTTGGATTTGTCTTGTAAATGTTCAATCTGTTCATGATATACTCCGTTGTCAATTGTTATTCTTCCCTGCGCTTTTTACCTATGTTATATTTAGCAACAAGGTTCCAATCGCTCTTCTCTTTGTGAGAAATGATCTTGATCTGGGACAGTGGAGCTACAGGCGCTGCACTTTTATCTTCGTCTACCAAACTTATCAACTCCCATTCGTGGAGCAGGTTGGCAATAGTATTAAGACGGGCGCGGTCATCTTCTATGAAGTCTGACTGCTTCCCGTCTAATAAAAATAATTGCTTAAAATGAACGATGTAATATCTGCCCTGTTTGTGTAGTATGTGGCAAGACTGATATAGTGTTTTATCTTTTTTAGAGGCTACTCCAATGCGTGATAAAGTTTCACGAACTTTTAAAAAGTTGTCTGGACTAGGTAATGTTACCTCCACTAGTTCGTTTATGTCTAACATTCAAACCACCTTTATTTAAACTCTTTTTTATCTCTTCAATTTGCGCGGTAGACAATAATGAAAGGGCGTCCTTAGCCTTCTCGTTGGAATAGTTATAATACTCTTTAACAGCATCCAAATTCTCTATAGTATCACGCTTCTGCCATTTCTGGAAAGGCCTTTTATACGCCCGTACAGTATTTAGCAGATAGTGATATTGTAGGAGATTGTCGGTTGATGGGTTCATATTCATCTCATTTGCGGCCATTACCATGTCCAGGTGGAAAGATATGGAACGGTTAACGACGAACGGGACATAGTCCCGTTCGTTCTCAGAGGTGATAACTACCTTCTTAGTCTGTTGGATAGAAGGTATAATGTCTTTGAAAAGGTCAGTCATCACATATCCTTTTTAGAGAGAACGTCATTGTTGTTGTCAATCCAGTCTATAATTGGATTACCGTCGTATTCCTTTTCAAAGATATACCAAGCATATACCATCATTCCAGTATTATACTTACCGTCTTCTCTGAGTTTTTCGCCCAACATAGGATATCGCGTAAACACGTATACCTTTTTTAGAGGATAATCTGTATCTGTATATATCATATCATATCTCTTTTTACCATGCAAGTATGATAGCGGTAGAAGGAGAGCAAACTTATTCTTTGCTAATTTTTTAGATTGCTGTAAAAATTCAAATGCTAAAGAGAAAGGAGGATTTGTAATGATATAATCGTATTGTTTAGTATCTTTGAGGAAGTTTACTTCGGCATCATAAGCTACTATATTATTTGACTGCCATTTTTCCTTTAGAACACAAACTATTGCGCCATCGCCACAAGCTGGTTCACACACAATCTTGCTGAAATCAAAATTTTCCACATTCAACAAATGTCTTGTTAAGGAATATGGAGTTTCATAAAAATCGGACTTTTTGCGTTTTCCAGTATTGTTCGTGCTAAAGTTCTTTCCCTTTTTCTTTGTCATACGTTTTTTAACTCCTTAAAAGATTTCTGGGCAACCTTAAGCATGATATTATATATTTCATCTTTTGTAAAAGAGTTTGCTCTAACAAAAAGATTAACGATCTTATGTTTTGTTCCTGTATAGATTTTATTTCTTGGAAGATATTCGGTCATAGCATCAAGTCTATCATTAATAGAAGAGCCATCTTCAAAGTCGCAACCATATGCGAAGATAACATAAGGAAAAACAGGTAAGTTTTTGCAGTACAATTCTAACTCTTTATAGTTCTTATACGCTCTTTCAATCGCATTGCCTTTGCCTTGTTTTGCTTTACCTTCAGTGGCACGTATATCATTCGTACCTTGTTTTTTTGCTTCAGTAATTAAAACAGGATACTTTTTATTATTTTTTACGTAATAGATGATACCGCCATCAGGTTTCACGAAAGAATCTCTACCTTGACTCTTATAATTCTTGAATCCAAGAGACTGTGCAATATCTTTCTTAGAAAGCTTTGTCTCAAGAATAAAACAATCATTATACTTTTTATTTAATTCATGAAGTACTTCATATGCAGTATCTAAAACATTCGTCTCATGACACTTTGCCGCATCATTAAACATTGATCTTCCACCGCCAAATTGTTCCTGAGTTTTTCTCAATTTATTAGACTTAGACATATTCACAATCCACCATTAATTCAGTTAAACATGCGACTAGATTGATTTCTTGATCGGCTACAAACGCAGCTTGATACTGGTACTTTGAGATGATTACCACGGCCTGAGGAATGGCCTCTGGCTTGAAGTACTCGTACAAACTATCATAGACCTTGCGATAGATACGTGCAGGCTCAATATCAGAATTGGCTACACACCACTTTCGCATATCACCAAAGTTCTTCTCCTTTAGAAACTTAACCAGCTCGGAAATTTTGCGAACATCTGAGAGTTGTGCAACGATGCCTGCATCCAAAGTGCCAGAAGAACTATACCGCTGTAGCTCATTAAGAGTACGGCGATAGTCAGGGAAGTACTTTTCGATAATCTTCGCAAGAACCGCCTTATCATAAGTAATACCTTCCAGTGTTAGTACATTTTCCATGCGCTTCATCAACTGCATGGCCATCTTAGACTTCTCATCATTCTTCAATGCAAAGTCAATGACAGAGCAACGAGAGTGAAGAGCATCAATCAACTTGGACTTGAAGTTACAAGTAAAGATGAATGTACAGTTAGCAGAAAACTCTTCGATAGCACCACGCATTGCGGCTTGGGCATCTGGAGTCATATAGTCAGCCTCATCTAGGATGATAACCTTTTTACCACCAGTCAGAGACACAGTGGATGCATAACCACGAATGGTAGTTCGCAGCATATCAATACCACGATTTTCAGAGGCATTGATATACAGATGATTGATACCAATCTCATCACACATGGCTTTCGCTACGGTTGTCTTACCAACACCAGCAGAACCAGTCAACATAAGATTTGGAATCTCTTGCTTCTCTACATATTCCTGAAATGGCTTCTTCAAACGATCAGGAAGAATACAATCAGCAATAGTCTTCGGGCGGTACTTCTCGACCCACAGGAAGGATTCGTTCGTCAATTTCATTCACCATTTTTTGAATTAGGAGTTTTGCACCTTCACCGCCAAGCTGCTGAACATAGATCATCTTGGCGGTAACCATCATGTTGGAAGCCAACATTAGCAAGTCTTCAACATTATCGCACATCATGATCTGCCTGTCAATAGGCTTCATGAGTTCGTCCATCCGTGCTATTACATCTTTGGTCATTACTTTACCTTTTTCCATTTTACGCCGAAGCAAAGTTCCTGCATCTTACGATGGAACCAATTGGGTTCTAGACCAGAGGGCGGTCTAAAAACTGTAGACCATCCTTTTACATTCGGATCACCAAACAATACACATTCCCAATCAGGAGGCGGCGGTGATGTAGCGAAAGTAATAGTAGAATTAGCCATCATCTTTTCAGCTAAGATTCTTTTCCACTCTTCATCACCAAACGCAAACTGATTGGGATCTTGATCGGGATAACGATGGTCAGTCATCACTTCATAACAGCGTCATAAAACTCTTCGAACTGACGGTTCTCTTCCTGCTCTTCAGCATAGTTGGACTTGTAGTAGACCTTTGCCATACGGCGAATGATCTTCTTATCTACACCAGTCTTATCGACTGCACCATCCAATGCGCTCTTCTGGAAGTCACGCTCGGAAGCCACGCGCGTCATGCTATCATTCATTTCACGAATAGCATTCTTCAAGTCGGTCTTCTGAGTTTCGGTAAGAGAATTGATACTCACGAAAGGCTTATTGTGTCCGATACCAGCCATATTACTTTGTCTCCAATGCGATGAAATACTTGATCTTGTCCTTGAATACGCCACTCGTAGAAGTAAACTTGGCAAATGCACCAAGCTGCATCTCTAC